CATTACCAGAAGTTTCTCCTGCTGGTATTTGATTACCTTCAAAGTCTGTAACAAGGCCAGCTTGGTTAGGCGCATTCCACACAAGGTAACCACGATTAACAATGGCTGGGTTAGCTGCTGCCAGCTTTAACCAAGTCTTGTATGAGTTTTCTTGTGCTGAGAAGAATGGGCTAATGAATTTCATAGCCGCAGCAAGATTTGTCTTGCGCTCGATATTAAAGAGAACACCCTTCATCTGACGGACTGCCATCTTGTGGGATGCCATCATCAAGGCCTCTTGCTCTGCTGTGGTAAGGCGGTCTTTCTTTAGGCCAGCCATAATATCTAGGCGACGACGAGCCTCTTCGCGGTAGAAGTAAATATACAGTGGGTTACGAGACCAGGTATCTTCAGGTAAAGTACCTAGCAGTTTGAATAATCCGTTGATAACCTTCTTAATTTTACCATCGGAGGCGTTAAAGAATGTCTCTTGAAGTACGTGACCGTGAATAACTGGCAAATCAGTTGGGTCTTTGAAGGTTGAACGTAAATCTTCTGCGGTAATCTCTTTTAGTTTAAGACGAAGGCCTGATGTTACAGGTAAGTACTGGTCAAAGAAGTTACTAATGCGAGTTACATACTCAACAGACTGGTCTGACTCTAGCGATATTCTACGACGTAGGTCGCGTCCATCCGATGAACTGCGTAGCCATTTAGCAATGTCGTCGATTGTCTCGCCAGCAACAAGTTTTTGGACTACCTTTGAGTTACCAAACTGTTGACGCAAGGTTTGAGCCCATTGCTCAAAGTACGCTGGATCTGTTGGACGGATAGCTCCGATACCTTTAGATGCCATCTTGCGGATGTACATATCGGTATTGGTATCGACCATACGCTCAAATGAGTTACCAGATGAAGCAATACGGCGGAACATCTCTCCGAGAGGTCCACCAAAAGCATCATCAAGAATATATTTCTGACCATCTGAGGTTGTTACCTCATAGGCTCCAGTTCCGATGCGTTGCTTTGGCTTAAGATTCTGGTTACGGTTTAGAACATCTGAATAATGATTATAGACGGCAATCTTCTCGTCGTATAACATTTTGGCTGTGCTTAGTTCTCCAGCTAAATCTAAATCATCTGCGTTAAGGGAAGCCTTGGCCTCTAGTTCACTAATTTGCTTCTTGAGAACATTGAGTTCATTAACAACACCTTCGTTTGCCTGACGCAAACGGGCTATGGTTAGGCCTGCTTCTACTGGGCGATAGCGATCTACAAACCGTGATGGTACTGCAACGGTATTGTTAATAAAGTTTTTAATGCCAGGGCCTACGTGACGTAGGGTAGCAAAGGCTCCGACAGATGCAGCGATACGAAGTTGTGAGTCAATCGCGTTACGCTGAGTGTAACCAAGACGTAGCAAGGCACCAGCCTTGAACATATCTTGTAGGGCATCAAGCGATGACAGTGTGGTATCAACTGTTGCTCCAGCAACTGCGCGAACCAAGGAGGAGTTACGCTTGAGAAGGCTATTGAATAAATCAAAATCCATCAGCGGTAGGTAGTTCGCGCTCTGTGATTCAAGTTGCTGTACTTTAATGACTGAACCATCTAGGTCAACCATAAATCCATTATCCTGAATTGACTTCAGGGCTGAGGTACGAGCCCTCTTATAGTTGTTATAGATTCTAGTTGCGATGGTTTCGTCAATATCGTACTTCTTAGATATCTCACGAACTGCAAAGTTTTCCAAATTAAGTGTAGCCACAGAGCGGGCTTCTGGAGTAGCGGCTGCAATGTAGTTATCAAGCAAGCCTTTACTCTGTTCTGGAGTAAGATTAAGAATCTTCTCTAGTCTACTAACGTTAGCAATGATTTCCTTGTAGGAATCTGGGTCGTTAAAGTCCACGATACCCGCTGGACGCTCTCCAACAGCCCACGATATCTTCTGATATAACTTATGGAATGGAGTAGGTTGATAAATCTCAACCTTGGCGTTACCAACCTTGCGGTCATAAAACTTAACTGCGCGGGCATTAGCCACAAAGTTCTCGATACCGCGAGATAGAACACCAGTTGTGCGAGTTAGCGCACCGCCAGCCTCGCCAAGTTGCATAAGTTTAGCAAAATACTTATCGCTTTCAACCAATGAAGCGTAGTTTGCCTTAGCCTCGTCAATAACTGGCTTAGATTCATTAAGGAATGGAATCATTCCAGAGCCATCTGGAGCAGCAAAGAGTTTATATTCTTCTACTGCGCCTAATTCACCACGTGCAGTCTCTAAAGCATCAGTAATGTAGGCTCTTTGTAGTTTAAGTTCATCCATAGCCGCTGGATCGCCTAGGGCGCTACGTAGAATCAGGGCTGTCTCATCCTTATCTACTGAATCTCCTAGCAAATGCGCTAGTAATCCTGGCTGAGATGAGGACTTAACCATAGGATGATTGATTGCATATATCGAATCATTGGCAGTAAAGTCATCAATAACCTTACTAAATCTATTTACTTCACCATATTGAGCTTTGGTAATCTCTTCTGCTGCTCTTGCTACAGTATCTGCGTTGCTTAACTTGCCAACACCTAGTGTGCTGGCTTTGACCGCTCCTGCAACCTTAGCACCAGCTAGAGTTACATCACCAAAGAATTGTGTTACAAGGTCAGTTCCGCCAGATAAAGCCTTACCCCAAGCGCTCTTTTTGAATGCAGCATCGCGCTCGCGTGGGTCATAAATGTTAAACTTTGGGTCATAAGCACTGCGGAAAGAACCAACAAATGCCTGACCAAAGGATATATCCTGTGCGCCCGTATAGGCTTTACGCCAAGTATTAGGGTCAAAATAATCAGTTGCTTCAATACGGCCTGAGTTTAGATCGCCTTGAACTAGAGCAAATGTAGTCAATGGCTCGCGGATATATTCACGGTTAATGTTATTGATGCGCTCAAGGGCTGGCTGAACACCAGGCACTTTCATAATCGCACCACCCGCCGAAGCGTATGGTTTAACTATGTTTTTGCCCTCTTTAGCGGTGGCAGTCTTGAATGGCTGTATAAAACCATTATATTCATCAGCATCATTAAATGGCGCTGTGCCTACATCCCACGCAAAGCGTGCTACGCCTTTGGCTGATCCAATTACTTCTCCGCCAAATTTAGCAGCATTCTTTACTGCAGTTGTAGCTACATCACCAATTCTGTTCCATATACTCACAGATTATCCCTTAGCTGTCTAAGAGCCTTGCGTGTTTCAGGTGATGTACTGGGTAATCCAGCAATATAATTTAATACTGGCATATATTCCAACATAGTAGCGCGGAAGTTAGTATCATCCTCTGGTTGCATATTATTCATACCTAGCGCCTCTGGGCCAGGACCTTCACCCATAGCAATACCTGCAGTAATGGGTTCATCGGGGCGCTGTGATGGTGCATACAGTGGCGTAACAGAAACTTGGCTTGGAGCAATACCCATATCACTACGTGATGTAGGACGAACATCTGGGGTTGTCGCTAATGGTGCGCCTGATTTGATTGCAGCAGTCTCAACACCTTCGCCATATCCAGTAGAAGGTAGATCTGTTCTCTTGGAGAATTTACCAGGGCCTGCTGCTCCAGCAAGTGGTCCTCTAGCCATTATTATCCTCCATCTTTTCTAAATCTGATGTAAATTGTTCCCACGCTTTGGAAACTTTTGTTTTTCTATTTGCGTTATACACTGCTAAATCTAAAACTTCTGAGGCGAACATCTCTAAAGCTCGCACTATATTTAGTAATAATCCTGAAAATACTACGAATACATCTGAGAGAGTAATAGAGCGTGGTACGCTATCTTCTTCTTGACTCACGCTCTATCCTCTCGCGTTTAATTTTCTATTTTTTCTTTCCTTTACGACCTGCTGGGGTGTAAGGGAATACTACTTTGCCTGGTCCTGCTGGCTTAGAAGTATCCTTCTTTCCCATAAGTGGTTTTGCTGCTACAGCCTTTGCTGGCTTTGCTGCCTTTGGTTTCATTTGTGCACCTCCTTAGCCTGCAATAGACGCAAGCAACGTTGCGATATCGGGTCTTCCTTGCGGAACTTGTGGTCCAGCAGCAGGGGCCGCACCCATTTGTTCTGGAGTTGGCTGCGAGGCAGGAACGGGGGCCATACCTGCCGCTGGAATTTCAGGTTGTGGTTCAGGCATAAATGCCTTCTCAACAATAGTTTCTAGTTGGAGGCCTTTCTGACGACCTTGGATAACTTCAGCAATACGCGATATAATTTGAGAAGGGTCTTGGCCTTGAGCCGCGAGAGCTGGGATTGTTTGGGCGTACTGTGCGACAGCGACACGCAACGCATCGCGCATCTCTTCAATATCAATGCGCTGTTCTTCCTGAGTGACATTTAACTCCATCGGTATTTCTCTACGGACATAATCCCTAGATACAAGTTTGTCGCTTCTCATCTGTAGCAAAGCGATGATTGCACGGTTGGGGTCCATACCAGACATAATGCCGTAACGGACATCTACGCCGTATTCGCCCTTGATATCACGTGATGGGATGTACTTCATCGAGAATGGTGTGCCATCATCGACACCCTTGATTTGCTTGGTCATATTGCCAAACAACTTCTCATCTACCTCAAAGCACATCGCTACAAGTTCGGTAAATAGACGAGCAAACTGTGCTTGTGCTGCACGAATCTGAGTATCAAAGCCAGCCTGTAGAGCCTGTACGCCGCGACCTGTGATGACAGATGCTGAGATATCACCGCTGCGGGTCTCTGGATAGCGTGAACCCATAC